GCCTATTGCGGGCGAGCGCTCACGCGCTCCACCTGGGCGTTATTGCCCTGAAACGGCCTATGAGGCCATAACCCAACGGTGTTTAAGTGTAACGGCACCGTGCCGTGCGGATCGCTCTAAGCTCTCCTCCGCCTTGGACCATGTCGACTCATCCCCTTCATCGTACTCTTTCAAGTACTGTGAGGCGATGGACGCCGATAGGCCTAGCTGATCAAAAGGATTGAGATCCTTCTTTTCAGCAAGCGAAAGTAGAGACTTTTGAAGCGCACCGTACCCGTCCAGCTCATCTGTGCGATAAACTGGTTCAGCTACCCAGGCCTTAACTTCCTTGGCCTGATACTTCGGATTCCAGCGCTCATTACTACTTGAGCGCCAGCCCGAATGGTACTGCCGGATACGTCCAAGCGCAGGTGATAACTCGTCAACCACTGGAAGATCTCCAATGATCTTCTCACACACAGAAAACATGTGCGAGCTCGTCTCGCCGTAACCTCTCTTTGCAAAGAGATTCGCGGTTTTGACCCACGAGATTATTTCCTTTGCTTGCCGCTTGTTGTTCGGGCGCATTTGTCTTATGTACGTGGGTGTTACCTCCACGCCTGCATATGCGTCCATACCGCATGACTCTCTGAACTTCCCAGTCCAGAAAGACTTCGATATGTTCACCTTACATTGGTACTTTTGTAGGTGATCGACAACAATAGCTGCCCATTCACGGGGTATCAATATATCATCCCCGTAAACGTAAACGTTCCGCGAAACGTTATAGACTTCGCGGCGCGTTACAGGTCGGTTCTGCCCTCGCAGTAGAGCCACTACACATATAGTGTAGAAGTACATTGACTCCACTGGAAAACAGAGAGCACTCCCCATGGAAGCGAATTTCTTCAGAGGTCCAACAACTGGGCCTCCTGGGATCTTCGCACGCGTTGACCTGCATGCTATGATCGCGTCCCGCAAATCTGGGTTGCAATCAAACATGCGAATTGCCAGGTCGAATAAAACTCGATCTGACGCATCAGATAAGTCGATTGTTGCCAACCGCTCATCCTTCGACGAACTCATAGCGAGCTGTCGGTTCACACCCTGATCAGTAAAGTTCACATGACCACGGGAGAGTTCCGATTTCTCAAGAAGGGAATACAATTCCTTCCTGATACCCTGTTGCGTGTATTGCATGCAACAAGGCTCTATTGCTATGATCCTAGGTCCTTTCTGTGTCTTAGGAACGCAAGTCACCTTTACAGGCTTCTCTCGTTTTTCAGAGACGATAGTTACATTATGGAACTCCTTCTCATTGTAGGCATTTAGTGAATATGCCCACTCTAAGAAGGGAAAGTAAGGTTCCAACCTATCGTGCCAGACTTGCCAATTAAATTTCTGATTTCCAGAAATCTTTT